GTGACTCGACCGAAGTTTCTATTGCTCATCGCCCGCTTCAAAATTCTGGTGTAGGTTGTGATTGTCGATAATATCAACATCATGAATGGGAGAAATCGTATTTGTATTGCGTACGGTCTGTTCGCTCAATGGTTGCGGCCAGTGCTTGGTTTTACCAGCTGCCGCCCATGAACGTTCATTCCGACGTAAAATACTTACATATTCATTATTTTCCTCCGAATGGAGATCCTTCACCGTAAACATACAATCAACTGCCAAGAGGGCGTAGAGACGATCAGCAGATCGCTTCGCAGCACTTGACGGATTGGAATTTGTAGCGGCAACAGGATAACGTTGTGAAATATATGAATGTACATGCCATGACCCGATAGCTGGAAGAGCGCGGATTGGAAATTGTTTAGGGTCCTCACGAAGACGTGCGGCGATTTGCAGATCGGTTGTAGTAATACCACCAAAAAGCACATCGCCGTTCTCATCAGAGACCTCAGGCAATCCAACACCCCCCCACTTCTCGGGCATAAACCACGGCACATGTACCGATTTTAAAGTCAACCAGTGTTCCATCACAAAAGTTCGCATTATGGAAGCGTGAAGCCTGGCAGGTGCCTGTCGAATTAAATCGCGGCATCGCACACCAAGCCCCTTCAATGAATCTGCAACCGCATCAACACCAAGCTTTTCCCCAGACCGTTTAAGTCCGAAAAGTAAGCCCAAGTTGACGTATTTCGTTTCTTTGAAAGGATTCACCTTCATTATGCGTTCCATATTTCCCTCGTCGTCGTATTCTTCGCAGTAGAATTCCGGCTCGGTATTCTCCACGCGCATGAAATTTGCAGAATTGATTTGTGCAAACTCTCGCGAGTAGAAAAACTTACCGACGCTCGGCGTTAACCCGATAAACGACGTCATATCTTTCCACAGCTGTAGTCCTTCAGCGGTGGTACGCATAACGCAATCGTCGCCATTAACCATCAAAGTCGTTTGTGAAATATACATTTTCTTTCGAAAAGCAATTTCTAACGACCAACGGCACATGGCAGCGTTCGCGATACACAAGATAGGAAATGATGTGACGGAACCCATGAGTTGACCCCATTTTTGTTCAACAAATGTCGACAGCTTGTCATCAACAAAAGTGTGCCCCGTTAAACTACGTACAAACAAAGTCCGCTCGTCGTCTGTGAGACCCACACACGAGCTGATTTCGTCGGCTATGCAATTGCTTACCCAAGGAGCGAGATTATCTGTCGCGGCACTGTAGTCGCCGGATAAATACGCTTCGCCTTCAGGCAATGCATGACCGAGTCGTTCCATAACGTTCCACCGATCTGCGGGCTCTCCGATCAGTGAAAACGTCTTGTGGCGCTTTAGCGTACGCCATAGGAACTTTTGTAGTGGTTTCAGCACGAACGCCGTGAGCGGCGGACCCTTTGTGATGACCCGAACTTTGAGACTTTCAGCAAGCCCGACCGGTTTTACCAATGGTAATTCCAGGAGAGCACGCCTAACAGCTTCATTGTAAAGGACATCATATTTGGTACGCAGCAAATCGACATTCGCCTGTAAACAATAACGAGGTGCACCAATGTATTCCTCACCCGCCACGAGTGCAAACTTAACGTTGCATTCGCCCATTCCATTTTCCAAAGACGAGTAGTCGTGCAGGATAGCATCGAAATTCGTCAAACCCAACTCCACCGCAAGTTTACGG